GCCCTAGGAATACTTTTGACGGCAGATAGAAACCGTTCTGGGTCTATGTCATGAGCCTTAGCGACTTCTTCGAGTAGGTATGCACGCCCTTCGATACCGGTAATCTGTGAATCCGTTGGGTTATTAGTTATATTGAGGAACTCCAACATGCGTACAGATTTTTCCTGTTTTTCAATAAGTGCAGAACTACCCATCGCGACCAGTTTTATATCACCAATACGATCACGAAATTGTTCGTCCTGTAATAATTCCTCATACGCAAAACTTACCGATGGTATGGTAATGTACTGGTCAATGTTGCGTACCACACCCTTAATGGCACGGGCGGCTTGGGTAATAAGCATGGATAATCCAGATGCTGTATTACCACCACCACCAACCTGTGGATCTCCGTGAGCATATGCCGGAATGCCAGAGTGCTCATCAATCATCTTAGAGAACGCACTAAAGGCGTACATGATTTCTTGTGCGTGCATATTGGGTTGCCAGAAGTTAATGGCAGGTCCAGTTTGCATCATACGGTTATGAGTAAACCACCTTTTCCATGGAGTAATAGTAGTGTCCGCATTTTGACCACCAACTAATCTTTGAATATTAATTTCGACCTGTGGACCAGACCCCATACTGATATTGTTTACCAGTGCCCTGGCAAAGGCATTACATGCCTGTGCCGTACCCTCGACACGCTCTGGCAAAGCCCTTCCCCAGAATGAATCTGGTATGACATCATATGATGTGGTAGCATACGGTTTTCTTCCGAACTTGTTTTCGTTAATGGTGACCTTAATGAGATGATTCCCTATCAATACTGCCGAAATATGGTAATCCATATCTGGGTCTTGAATTTCCATATCGGACATGCCCCATTCAATAAGGAGTCGTCCGGGAACCGTGCCCCAATATATTAACGCATCAATCTTGTCAGATTCGTACACAGCCATCGGTTCCCTACCCTCTAATTCAGCCCGTTGTGCTTCTATGCCAGTCCAATCACGGTATCCAGATGTGGTGAACTCACGTAATACGGCCCGTATCTCATCCTCCCTATACCCCTCAACCCCGATAAGATCATACAGGTCGGTTCTCCTATAAGATGCATGTTCAAATAAATACCCATCATCTATTCCACGTGAATCTGGTTCTGGGTAAATATCAAATGGTGATACCCTTTCATATTGTGTGACAATTTGTCGTTCCACAACAACCTGTTCATTACCGAATTCATCGACACGTATGGTTTGAACTGGTTTATATCTACGGATTGGTCCCTTAATAAATCCATTCTTTACCACAACAATGTCCCATATAGCCTCATAGAGTGCCTCGTACCATCCACCCTCTGTTAGAACATCGTTAAGGGCACGTTCCATAGCCTCTGCTTTTTCTAAAACTTCTACCCTAACCATCTTCCGAATTTCTTCGTCAACACTAGGTAGCATTTCCCGTACAGCGTTAAGAATTTGCATCATGTCAACGGGTTGCCCAGCAGTTTTCTCTTGCACCTGTTGAACAATTTCGGATACATACTTCATCTTCAAATCTTCAACCATTGATGGCGGTACGTCAGGTTCTGGCGTTGGTTTAATCCCCCATGGTTTGGTAAAAAGAATATCGCGTATCCAATATATCGCATTGTTAGCTTTCACGTCAGTGAGTGGGATGAATATTTCAGAACCGCCAATTTCCCTTATTTGTGCAAGTTTCTGGGGTGAGTATTGATTGCTTACCTGTCTAATATTCTCGATCATGCGTTCTTCAACTGGACGTTTTGCACGTAATGCCTGGTCCCATTTGTTACGGAGATGTTGCACGAGACGATTCTCTTCAATTTCGGCAACAGCATTCTCTGCGGATATGGTCATCCCCACTTCCTTCCTTTTCTCCGCATCAATTTCAGCATTTGTTTTGACATTAAGAAGTGCCATATGGATTACTCCTATACCCACGCATTCCAACTGTGACGGATGTTATTGACAAAAGATTCGTCAATTTTGTTATATGCTGAAATGGCAACAGTGTCCTCAACCATCATGCATCCATACTGCAAGGCATCATGAAGGTTTGCCACCTCGTTCTTTTCTGGTTTATTAGCATAACGTTCCTGTCCCACAACTTGCAATCTACGGAAACGGTATTCCCCAAGGAATCCACGTCTCAGCATTTTACACTCTGGGGATAGTAGTAACCCCCACTGGTTATTTCCCAAATATTTTGTCAGGAAGCTCTCCACAGCATTAAACCGTGCACCCCAAGCATTTGTATGAGCTGGAGTTGCTTCCATACCAGCCTCACGCAGTTCGTCGTAGGTTGAGCGTTCGTCTGTGTCTGCCCTGCGTATACCAGCTGGGTCTCCAGTAATCAAAAATTGCGCCCCAGCGTAGTTTGCAAGCAGAAATGGTTTGACAATATTACGAGCGAATCGTCTCGTACCCATTTCACGAACTAGGAATTCATGCAGCACACGTAATTGCCCATTTGGCATGTATTGCAAAATAACACATGCCTGGTTTAGACCAGTATTGTCAAATGCTACAATAATTGGATAGCCAGGCTGGGCTTTCAGGGGAGTACTGGCAAGATGTTTCGTATCGTCATATGACGTGTACACTGGTTGCCCATCAGAAATGTATCCGTACATACCGTGCACGTAAACATTGATGGCTTCCGGTGTCATTCCCATACAGAGATTCTGGTAATAATTTGGAGGTAGATATGGCAGGTTCTCGGCTTGATCACTCAACCCACTTGGTTGGTGGAACACTTCGGTTAACGGAATATATTCAGAACCACCACACTTAGGACAAACACCCAATTTGTCCATTAGGATAAAACCACCACGCTTGTCGAGACACTTCACACACTTCTTTGGTCGCTCTTCCTCAAATAGTTTGTAAAACCAGTGATCGGTATCGGGAGGGTTTGTATCCATCCAGATCCCATACCAGGTAGCCCCCTTGAAGTTTCCAGATTTAGGCGGGTATCTTCCAACCCTACCGATCATCGCTTCTACAATTTTACGCGGAATCTCGCGTACCTCATTGAACCAGGCACCAGTTAACTCCAACGATAGAAGATTCCGAATATCCTTCGGTTGATCCAATGGACGGAAATGTACAACACAATGTATTGGAATCGAATCTTGTGTCGGTAGTTTGTCCATGTAAAAGTTATACTCACTCTGCTTGAATGTACCAAATTCCTCCAGCCAGTACAGGAAGGTTGGTATAGTGGTGTCCCGAAGTTGTGGGAAACTGTTACGTACAACAGAGAATTTGGTACGTCGTACCCCGTCTGGAGATGGTTCCTGCCGCATAGCCCTGCGAAGGATTTCTATGACGCAAGCAGAACTTTTCCCAGAACCGAATGGACCAACAATCCCACGAAGGAATGTATCACTATTTGCAAATAGCTTCAGTGTACGAGCATATTTGTAGCTGTACTGTTTAACACGCATGGTTATAACCTTGGATCTGGTACGTATAAGCCCTCAATGGATATGTTAACATTCTTTCGTGGTGCATGGCTAAAACGTACCCTGAATCGCTCCAGTTTACATAATGGAACTTCGAATCCAGCCGCATATGCCTCATGGGAAGAAGTTGAAACGGAAAAACTACCAATTTGTGCGATATTGACATTATTCTCTCCCAGCAAATCAATCTTGACCCAAGTGGCAGATGAACCAGCACTAATACCAGATCTCAACATCCGTATCCATTTTAAAGAACCGTTATGAACACCATAGTTCATAGAGATTGGGGATGATATAGATGCCGTGGAATTGTGTGGTACAGTAATGGTACGTAAACCAGTAGATTTTGCCATAATGTTTACCTCCGTTTATTTCTTTTTCTTGATAATCTTACGTGGAGCACGTTCCGCCATGAGGCGATATGTTTCCTGCTCACTCTTAGAAACCCTGACCCGCCTTGGTTTCTCCACTTTTCTCTGAGCCATTCCTTTATCCCCCTAATAGAATTAATTACGTGATAAAATGGTCTCAGGGGTAATTATTGAACTAGTAATATTATTTGCAAAATTAGGTATGATTGCCTTGATAAAGAAAACTAATCCCTGGTGAACTTTTTGATTTCTGGAGATAACATCGGAAAGGCCATACAATTCATTATGCGGTATGGCAATCTCCATTTTTGGAGTCATGCGTGCCATGATTATTTTTTCCTTGGAGGGATTCCGGTAGGCTTCCACCCATGCTCGATGGCGTTAAGTAGTCTCTTTTGCGCTTCGGCTTTAGCCTTAGTGGTTTTCTTAGCCTTGACGCCACTAGGGGTGGATACCCTATACTCCTTGCCTACCTTTGTAATCTTAACTGGCATGGCAAATCATCTAAAACTGGTCGGATCTCTTCCTGAAGACGTACCAGCCGGCAATAAAGCCCATCACAATACCAATAAGCAGTACGAGAATGGTGTGTTCCATGATACCTCCTTATGGCCTCGGCCCAATATCTCCAGACCAGAACCCTGGAC